CGCCCTTCGTGGAGTGCTTTGCCAACGCCATGGAATCCACTTTCTCGGCCTGCGGCATCCACTCCCAGCGCGCGCGCGCAGCTACATTGTTGAGCTTCAGCGCAGGAGCCAGTATTGGTGCTTCAGTGCTGTACCACTTCGTGAAGTGGTGGTACCTCGTGAACCTTCCCTCTGAGCCAAAGGGTTTCACACCTGGGCTCCAGAAGGGTCCCTTCGGCGACTACTTCTACAAGTCTGGCGCTGGTGATGAGTACAAGCTAGTTCCATGTGAGCTAGTCCTCCGTCCCGGCAGCACCATTGAGGAGTCGGACGTCAAGTTCAGGTTTGTTGAGTTACCCAAAGACCGTGAGGAGTCCGTTCTTCAGGCATCAGTGCTTCCAGTGCCATGCCTCAAGCCCCCTCGGTTTTTGGTGGAGATTGGGATCCCCGATGATGCGGGCGGCAAGTTTGTTACCGCCGGCATGGCGATGCGGGTCAACGACTGGCTCGTCACCGCCCGACACCTTTTCTTCTCTGAAGGCAAGGTGGGCTTCGGGGCAAAGACAGTGTACCTTCGCTCGGGTTCCACAACTACCAAGGTGACCCTCGGCGAATACGTTGACTTGCTTGAACCTGGTATGACTCAGGAGCGCGTCAACGGCACTTTTCGAGATTTGGTTGCCTACCGGCTTCCCCAGTCCGCATGGGCAGCTTTGGGTGCCAAGTCTCTCCGCGTTTCCGACCTGAGCCACCGCGGTGAAGGTCCGGTAGAAGTCATAGGCCGCCCTCACGACCATCTCCTTATCACTCGAGGAGCCATGGTTCGCGACGACGCCACAGAGCGTGGCAGCGGCCTCATTTCTTATACTGCTAACACAGTACAGAGTTTTTCAGGCAGCCCGGTGTTGGCCAAAATTGGTTCCGCCATCAAGGTCGTGGGTTTGCATGTGGGGGCTGGCGTGGGCGTCAATCACGGCGTTTCCATGCCAGGCCTCCGACGATTGTTCAACAAGATCCGCTTCGGGAGCCCAGAGGGCGCTGGCATTTGGCAGCAACTCATGTACGGGCCCTCATTGACGAATTCCTTCTTCACGGAGTCGCGCGAAAATGAGCGGCGCCAGTCGGAAATTGAAGAAGCGGAGGAAATCGAGCAGCGCATTGAGGCTGACATTGCCGCTGAGCGTGCTGATCACGATTGGTATTACTCCCAGGAATACCTTGGCAAGTCCGAGCGTAAGCGTTGGACCGCG